AGTAAAACTTATATGGCTCTTTACGCCGCGATTCAGATGATGTCTGAAGACCCCGAAAAACAATTGATCTATGTCCGCAGTATTATCGAAAGCGCAGACAAGGGATTGGGCAGTTTGCCAGGAGATGTTGCGGAAAAGTTTGATCCATTTTTGATGCCACTATACGATAAGCTTGAAGAAATAGCTGTGCCGCAAGATGTGGCGCATCTTAAATCAACAGGAAGATTAAGTGCAGTGCCAATTAACTTTTTGCGTGGTGCAAGTTGGAGTAATAAGATTGTTATTGCTGACGAATCGCAAAACTTTTCCTTTAAGGAACTGACCACTTTAATTACTAGAATTGGAGAAGGATCTAAAATTATTATCTGCGGAGACTCTATGCAAAGTGATATTGGACACGCCAAAACAGGCTTCTCTCCAATGTTTAATCTCTTTAACGATGAAGAGAGTAAAAATCGCGGCATTCAAACCTTCGCATTCACAAATGAAGATATTGTGCGCAGTGAAATTCTCCGCTTTTTGGTTAAAAAGCTAGAGAGCCACAACATTCACGTGTAAACTATTATAGTAGATAATACACAACGCTCGCAGCGAAATGCGCTATATTAAAACGTGTAATCTACTATCTCAATTTACATTTTATGCTTGAAAAAACTAATAAAAAACTCATTATTAGTTATGAGTGCTATTTATTGTTCCCAATGTGGGAAAAAACATGAGTATAATCTAGCTAAACCAAATTTCTGTTCGTCTTGTGGTAATCCATTGGGAGCCATGATGCCATCCTCTAAAAAGAAGCAGCCAATTAAAGAAGAGGAAGACGACGATTATGAAGACGATGAAGATTTTGATGATGATGATGATGATGATGACGATGGAGAAAGTTACTCTTCATCTCGCTCCGTACCTTCTATTAGAAAAATCGCTGTAGATATCGAATCGTCTAGTCCCTATAATAAATTCTCACTATCTTCTATTATAGGAACAGGGAAAGAAGAATCAGCCCCCAAAACAAAAAGAAGAGCGCAAACACTAGAAGACTTTAAAAACAACAAGAATAAGTGAATCAAGAGGAGAAAAACAAAACATACGAGGAATGCTATCCGATAATTGATTCTGTTGTTTCAAAATTTCAGAGCAAGTGGAGACTCAACGCTATTAATTGGTTCGACTTTGAAGATGTGGCTCAAGTTATTAAGACTCATATCTTTAAAAAGTGGCACATGTGGGATCAAACTAGACCACTTGAGCCTTGGGTCTCACGAATAGCTTCACATCAGATTAAAAACATAGTGCGCAACAATTACACAAACTATGTTAAACCTTGTATGAGTTGTCCATATAACATGGGCGACAATATTTGTTCGCTAACTAAATCTAAAGAGCAAGACTCCTCTTGCAAAGAATATGCAAAATGGGCGAAATCAAAACGACAAGGCTATGGCGTTAAGATGCCTTTGGCAATGGAGAACCATCAACAAGAGATAGACACATTCACAGATTCTGGCGTAGACTTTACAAACTCTATCAATAAGCTCAACGAACTTCTTAAAAAAGAACTGTCTCAAGAACACTATACCGTGTACATGATGTTATTTTTTGAAAACGCAACTGATGATGATGTTGCAAAATTCATGAAGTTCAAAACAACAGAAAAAAATCGAGCAGCAGGATATAAACAAATCAAAAATATCAAAAAAATGCTAAAAGAAAAAGTCCAAAGCATTATTGAAAAAAACGACATTATCTTATGAATTTAACTGACGCACAAAAACAAAAGGTAAGAGAGGCTTTTGCAAAAAGCCCCGATTTGAATGAGATTGTTCGTTATGTATTTGACAATCCAGAACTAGACGGTCGTTCAAAAGAAGGGCGCGAAATTCGCAACTATATGGTTGGCGCAGGTATGAAATTTAATACTTCTCGCCGCGCCAAAAAAGAAGAATTAGTTTTCACTGAAGAACAAAAGCAATTGATTTTAGATCAAGCAGAACTTGGTCTATCGTCATTGGCTATTGCATCATTGATATTCCCGAAGAAAGAGGTGAAACCTCTTTCTCTTGAGCAACGAGCAGTCCATGCCATTATCAAGGATATCAATCCAGACTACAACCCATCTGAGGATGTAGATGCAAACATCTCAACCTATGTTGCCCCGAAGTCTTTCGGGAGGGCGCTTAAAAAAGTAAATGATGCAACTGGTCAAGCATTTGAGGAGGAGAAGATTAATCGGCAACATAGGGTGTGTATCGAAAAGCTCATGGTTAATTTGAATAATTCTCGATTCGTTAAAATCATGAACAATTACACTGTGAAAGGTGATCGCGAATTGTTTGAGCAAGAATTTATTAGATTGACTTGGGATAAACCCGATCTCACATCAGACGAAATCAACCTTTACATGAACGTATGTAAAGAAATCATCAATCTAGAGGTTATCAGCAAACACTTGAATAAGTTGAATGATGTATTTGACGTTGCTAATGATCAAGAAGATATGAGTGTTCGATTGTCCGAAATCATTAAGGCAAAAAGCTCAGAATATCATCAATGTGAAACGAGAATCGAAAACCTGACAAAAAAGCTTCAAGGAGATAGGGCTTCTCGTATGCAGAGTAAACAAAAAGAAAATGCATCTATTTTGGCTTTGGTTCAATTCTTTCAAGACGAAGAAGAAAGAGCTAATATGGTGAAAATCGCAGAAATGCAAAAACAACTCGTGGCAGACGAAGCAAACAGGCTTGAGGGAATGGATGCTTGGAAAGCTCGTATACTTGGAATTTCAAAAGATCATGTCATTTAACTGTAAAGAATGCGGGGAAGATTTTTCCTCATTAAGAAGTCTCCATCATCATATCAAAAAACACGATATGATTTTGGGGGATTATTATGTTAAGCATTTTGCCAGAAAAAATAAACTTTCGGGCAATCTAATTGAATTCAAAAACTATGAAGACTATTTTGAAAGGGATTTCGCATCCTATAATCAATTAGTCGAATGGTGTGACGTAGCAGATCAAGAAGAAGTTAAGGAGTATATTCTTTCTTTGCTTAAAAAGCGCATTCAGAAAAAAGAAATCGATTATGGACCAAGCTCCGTTGAGTTGTTCACTTCTGAATTGCCGCCAATGCGCGTTTACAAGAGGGTTTTTGGCAGTTATCGTGCAGCTTGCGAGTTATGTGGTGTAAAGCCACTATTCGGCTCAAATTTACCCAAAGAATTTCATAATGATTACAGAAATGTAAATATCTTAATTGATACAAGGGAGCGTCAACCGCTAAAATTCAGAAACTCTAAACCACTAAAGCTCGACATTGGCGATTATGCGGTGAGCGGTCAAGATTTTCAATACACCTATGTAGACAGAAAGTCTTTACCTGATTTTTGCAATACAGTCTCCACAGAATATAAGAGGTTTTATAGAGAGCTTCAAAGATGCCGCCAATCAGAATCTTTTTTGTTTATTGTCGTAGAGGCAAATCTCTACACAATGAGAGAAGTGAACAAATATGCGCCTAAGAGATACAATATCGACTATATATTCCATAACATGCGTCAATTGCAGCATGATTTTCGCGATTGTTGTCAATTTGTTTTCTCTGGAAATCGAAGCTCTAGTCAAATTTTGATTCCAAAGCTATTAATGTTAGGCAAAAAAATGTGGAATGTAGATGTTCAATACTTTTTGGACATTGGAGAAATGAATTACTTTGAAATTAAATAAATATGGCTTGGGAAGAAGGACATCAAAAACTATACAAAAAGTTTGCTAATATCAATCAAGAGATTTTGGCAACTAAAGGATTTTTGGAAGAAGAGAAGGCAAAAATACTGCTTTATAAATTCTTACGAGAAAACCCATCGTTCACTTGTGAGTTATTATCTGGAGTATCTCTATTCCCATTCCAGCATATGGCTATTAAGTCAATGATGGAGACGGATTACTTCTTGGGCATTTGGTGTTTAGAAAAAAACGAATACGTATTGTCTTCTAAAGGTTTTAAGAAAATCAAAGATATCTCTGTTGGGGACATGGTTAGGTCAAGAGACGAATTAAACTTGGTATCTGATAAAAAAGAAAACCCACAAGAAGAAGGATTATATATTCAAACTAAATCGGGCGAATCTTTTAAAGCTAAACTTGGTCATAAAGTAATGACTTATAAAGATGGGCAATTTATCTTTAAGGAGATCCAAGATCTATCTATCAACGACTACCTGCCAGTCAAAATCAAAACAGAAGTTTGGGGTAATAGAGATATTACAGAAGGCTCTGAATTAGTGCGTTCTCCATATCTGTTTTATCTTCTAGGCTATGTTTTAGGTGATGGGTGGGTTAACCAAGATGGTATTCATTATTGCTCAGAAAATAGGGAAATTCAAGACATGTGTATGAATTTCATTAAAGAAACAGAAGTAAAAGTATATTCTCGTCAAAGAAGTGAGAACTTGAGCTTTTACGAGTATTCTCTATTTAGCAGAAAACTTTCTTTATGGTTAGCTAGCATTGGTTGGG